CAATCGCAATTGTAATAAGGGAAATTTGCAGAATTGGCAATGATAAACTTTTCATTTTCTTCCCAATATGATCCGGCAACTTTCCTGAAATCTTTATAATAATTCCCCTCATCACCCTTATTCAGCTGTCTTGAATCTTCCCTGGTTTTTGATACAAAACCTGTCGCAGTATCTTTCTTAAAGGATACACGCACATAACGGGCATAAAGATAATAAGCGAGTGTGAACTTCAAACCAACATACGAATATGTAACTCCGTCAACTTCATAAGTCCCTCCGTCAAGCAAAGCGGCATTCCAGGTATCTGCAGGGTTCTGAATAATATCCTGATAAAATTGAAATCCCAAAAGCTTTTGCAAATCTTCAACCTGGACCTCTTTTTGTAGCTGCACAAAATCATCCTGTTTAAAGTTTGCTGATATTGGCTTTATCGTTTGCTGCTCTGTGTATGTCCAAAGTAAACTCATTATCTGACCTCCTTTGATATTGGAATGACCATGTTAGTATTCTCAGACTTTTCGCCAAGTGTGAGTTCTGAAATTTTCCAATCTTTATCCCGGAATTCTTCTTTATGAAATCTCTTGAACATTTCGCGGAATGATTCAGATATAAACGCCCTAAGCTCTTTGGTCATCTGATTATAAAAACCAGATGCCTGAAATAAAGCTTCTCCGGAAGTGGTGCCAAGCTTAGAATCCTCGTAATCTATAAGGATTTGAGGAATGGCATTATAGGCTTTCCGTATGCTATTTATTGATGATTTTTCATAGCTTTCAAATATTTTATCGTCAATATTTTGCTCAATATTCTCAATTTTTATATTTTCACCCGCTTTCAATTCCCCGTTTTCATCAAATGTACCTTCCACGACAAAAAAAGAAGCCTGGTGGCCGCCTCCCTGAAATTTCAATATTTTATTCTTAAAATCTTCGGCATCGTTTTTAGTTTCAAATCTATTATGATAGATTATTTTTTTCATAAAAAATCCCCGGCGCAATTCCCCGTTTGTGAACTTTGAAATCTGATTTTCTGTGTCAGCATCAAAGTGGACCGGATCAATAGGAGAAAGGGGATAGATATAATATTCATCTGTGAAATTGAAAAATACCTGACCCTTGTATTTTTTTACTGATCCTCCGGCTTTTTCAATTTGTGATCTTATTACATCCTCGCGCATATTCCAAATATCCACCTTAATAAAATCCTTTTTCTGGATCCTGTTACTTTTGGATCTATCCCAATTGTCATAGATGACTATCTTCCCGGAATAATCCTGAGAGTCTTTCAGTCCAAAACGGCAATGCTTAAAGTTCACATGATCGAAAGCAGTTACGGCCAAGTTTGCATTAAATTGTGTGCGGACATAAAACCCGGCATAATAGGATATTGATTTGGATATTTGCCGAAGTAGTTTATAAGCTGAAATTGGCCTTTCATAACGGTCTTTGCCAATAATTAAAGTGTTTAATGTTTCATCCTCAAAGCCTTGACCTACAAGAAATCGGGCCAACATCCCCGCTGATGATTTCGCGGTTACTGACCCGTCAATTATGCGTTCCATTCTGGAAGGATACGCATTGTCTATGTCATATTTTTCTATCCCCTCCTGCTTAACCGATCTTACAATAAATGGTTGAGGTAGCTCTCCGATCGTAATTCTTCTTTGCTCTGTTCTGATATTGCCCATCCTTCATTTTTTCTACTTTTTTGCTTCAGGATCCTTACCTTTTTCAGCAATCTTTTTATCTGCAACTTTCTTTTTTTCGGCTCCCTCTTTCTTGATAGTATCCTCAACAGCTTTTTCCTCTGCCTGATCAATGGCCTTTACGGATTCTTCAATCACCTGATCCCCCTTGAGGGTTTTAGCTTTTTCTCTTGCTTCCTCATATTGTCCATTTTCAACCAATTCATCCACTTCCCTTAAGATAAGATCATTGGTCAAATCAGCCTCTGCCTCTTGGACGTGTTGAACGCCCTGATCCATTGCCTCAAGAACTTTCCGTTCCTTTTCGGTAAGAAATAATCCTTTTAGATTCGGAAATTTCTTAATCGCATTCGCAGCAATTTTATCAGTCAGGGTATCATTGTTAAAATGAGTGTTGTTATAATACAACAACGTATTCCCTCTAAGGATATACTTTTTATCGAGATAGTTTTTCTTCTGTGCCATTGGATTATGTTTAATCGTTTGTAACTTATTGAAATATCTTTCATGCTCATTCTGACAATCTGTTGGTGGCAAGTTAAAATATTTCTTCGACAATTGCAAAAGGCTAATAATCAATTTGCCATTACCATTTATCTCTTGAAACGAACAGGAAAGTAGTTTATCAAGCTCCGCATCCACTATGCTCCCGGTGTTTCAAGGGCAACCAAAGCTGCCAATGTATCTGCATAAGTATCGGCGGCAACCCAAAAGACATAACGCGAATATTTTTCTTCCTCCCCTTCCCTGCTTGCAAAAGTATATGTAGGTATTCCATGATTGTCCAGTGCCTTCCATGTTGCAGCTTCTTTATGAAGTCCATTCTCAAATCCAAGAATAATAAATTTACCTTCAGTATAAAGATCTGCAACTTTTTCACCTCCCTGCAATTCCAGAACAACGACAATATTATCCATGTCGTCAATATTCTTTATTGCATCCTCATCTCTCTCATAAGGTTGGATAGTTACCGTATGCTTGAATAGTCCCGGAAGATTATCAGCTACAACAGCATCCGCACCTCCGTCCATTTCTTTTTTCACTGCCGTCATTACCCACGCTCTCTTACCGGATGCATTGGCCCCGGAAGTGATAAGCGTTGCACTTGCCCCAACGGTCCAGGTAACATCGCTTCGATTGAAAACCCATGCTTTTACCTTTAATCCGGCGGCGGGAACATTTGTGCAGGTATTTGTAATTGCGGCGGCTATTTTAGTTAAACAACTCATATTTTTAAGATTCTAATGCAACTAATGCGGCAAGTGTTGTATCATAATCGGTATCCCAAAAGATACGTCTTGAATATTTTTCGCCCTCACCCTCTCTTGTAGCAAATGTGTATGTAGGGATGCCATTATTGTCTTTGGCTCTGTATGTCATCGTTACAAGATGCAATCCTGTTTCAAAACCAAACACCTGAAACACCCCTTTTGTCTTTGGTCCCCTCAGTTCTACGATCAAAACAATATCGTCAATAGAATCCAGTGCAAGGATACTGGCCGCATCTCGGGCATATGGCTGGAAGGAATAATTATGAGTAAAAAGATCTGGCAAATTATCAGCTATAATTGCATCAAAGCCGGCATTTGCTTCCTTCTTTACGGCGGTAACAGGATAGGCTACGGTTGCGCCCTCCATTGTTGCGGCTGTTAATAGAACAATGTTATCCCCATCAATAGTCCAGGTAACATCAGCCCTGTTAATGATCCAGCCTTTGGTCTCAAGTCCGGCGGCTGGAACATTAGTACAAGAATTTATAATTGACTGGGTTATATCTCCTAAGCAGCTCATTTCGGTTATTTAGAATGTTTCTAATATGCCACTGCTGTCATGAAGTCCTCGACTAATTTGCAATCAATGTAGTATGCAACATCGGTCAACAGCTTTTTGGTTACAGGATCGTAGAACATATTCATATCACTCAAATTGCTTTCATCACTGGTTCAAATTGGTATATTACTGATCGGTCCCAAGATTGCCCGGTTTGGAAGGTACAATTTCGTTCCCGTATCGAAATAGGACTTTATGTTATTGGTCCAATCGTAACGAACTACGATAGGAATACCGCGATAACTGTAAGTTGTTACACCGTCCTCAGTTCTGTCAAGCATAAATGATAATGATTTATCCTCAAGAAATGCTTGCCAGTTAAGCATTATGCTGTTTGTAACCTGGTAAACAAGCTTGCCGTCCCGGAATGCACGGGTGTCAATATTATCATAGAGATTCCTGAACACTTTCAGGGCGCGGTCAGAAGCGAGATTGAACTGATCAGCTTCAGTAGCGGCTCCATTTTCTGTGATCTGATAACGGATAGTAGTGCCGCCGGCAACAGCTGTAAATATCTGCTTCCAGAGTCCTTCGATCATGGTGAAATACAGAACGGAAACGCCATCTGTAATATGTCCCCCGCTGGTAACATTTAATGCGGATTCATCGCCGAATGATGTGATTCGCAAAATGGATTCCATTGTGGCATCGGCGGTGAGATCAACAAGAAACTCTTCCTGTCCGGGGTCCATTGTATCCCATGTTTTTAAAGCACTTGCATTTCTTTTCCACATTTTGAAAAGCTGATCGATATCTTCCTGGCAGTGTGTCAGTCTGAAATTGATTAGTTCAGGGTCCCAAAACTTCTCAGTGGCAACAGATGCAACTGTTTCAGCATTCACATTACATGAGCCGAGGGATTTTTTTCCCACAATACCAAATCTCCCATAAATGGGGATCTGCATTTTCATCTGGATGCCGGTCATTACATCATGAACTTTTGCCAGTTCAGGCTTCATGAGCGATTTAGTGAATACTGCTTCGCTTACACTTAACGCTTCCTGTTCGTTTATTGTGAGTCCGGAGAGATTAATTTCTGATGCCATGATAATTATTTTTTATGGTTTATTCTTAATTTTTCTATGCTGTCTTTACTTTCAAATCAGCAAAACGGTTTTCCTTTTCATTTGGATTGCTCCTTTCGAATGACTCAGGATCAAGCCCTTCAATATCTGATTTTATCTGAGCCTTGAAATTCTTGATTTCCTTATTGAGTGCTTCAATTGCCTCATCGGTTACTTTATTCTTGGCGTTAGCTGCTTCGAGATCAGTTTTTAATTGCTCAATCTCAGCCTTCAATGCGTCTACATCTTCTTCCCCGTCTTCGGCTTCTTTGATTTCATTCAAAGTACCTGCCTCGAAAACAAAAGTACGGCCATCGGGCATAACATAATCACCTTCAGCGGCACTGCCATCAACTGTTGCAGTCATTCCAACTGCAATTTCCTCAACGGTTTCAACCTGATCCCCGAAATCCAGAACGGTACCATCAGCTGCGGTTGTGGTTAATGCCTGGGCCTGTGATCCGGTAACAAGTTTTTTTAATCTGTTAAAGATAATTTCAAACTTGCTTTCAATTGAGGTTTCAAATTCTTGCTTATTCATGGTTATGTTTTTATCTGATTTATTAAATCTAACTGTTGCGACTGCTTTCATGGTTGTAATTATTTCGGTAGCAAAACCTAATTCCTTAGCTTGGTCAGCCGTTAGCCAGGTTTCTTCTTTCATCATTGATTCAATAGAATCTCTTGCGGTTCCGGTTTTATTAACATAGAAATCAATGATCTTATTCTCAATGGCCTTCAATTGATCGGCATATTTTTGCATCTCATCAGCATCACCTTCAGCAAATGTAAAGGGAGTGTGAATCATAAATTCCGAATTTTCAGTAATAAGGCGGGTTGTTCCGGCCATTGCA